TTGAAAACATTCAGCGGCCAGTAGCCCTCTAGGCCCTGCACCTCAATGCCGAGCGGTGCATCCTTTTCTTCTCCCTCATCGTCACGATCAATGAAGCTGACATTGATGGGAATTGGGGCGAATACGCCGAACTTGGTCATGGTGCTGGGCGAAAACGCTTGACTGAAGCCTTCCGCGTGCTGATCACCCACCAGCGTGGTGCGATACGCAATGCTGCTGCTGGCTTCCCCAATGCGCGTTGGGTCAGTGGTATCACCGCGCAGCAAATCACCAAACTGCAGCGGTCGGTTGGCGCCGAAATACGCCCATGTCTTGCCAGCAGCAAACTGCCGGATGGGTGTCTGGCCAAATGCAATCCGGCCAGGAGCGATCTCTTGGATGTCAGAAGCGCCAATGGCAAGCAGCATCTGCATGAACTGCGCAGAGCCCTCGCTGTGAACAGCGGACCAGATCAGCGAGGTGGCAACGCGCACGCCACCGGTCGGGTTGTCATCAGTGTTGCAGTAAACAAGGTTGACCGGATCGCCGTATTTGGCTAACTCCTGTGAACCGTTGAAACCAAAACGTGGGGAAAACGCTTGGTCGCGTCTGCGGCGTTGATCCTGTTGCGAAGGTAGTTCTGGCTTGGGTGCCAATAATGCGGCACCTACTTGAAACAGGATGCCAACGATTGTTAAAACTAGACCAATAGTTCCCGGATCGTTTTGTGGCAGTAGCAGGCGATCTTCAGGCAGCTTTGTGTGATCAAATTGGGCCTGCACAAAGTTCAGGTATTCCCGCTCGCTTATGCCCAGCTCAGCAATCAGCTGGTGTTCGTAGGGCAGTAAGCGGCGGGTCATTTGTGAAGCCTGAAATAATGGCCGTGATTAGGCGGAAGCGGAGCCAGCACCACGCCGGATCTCTCGCTGATAAACAAAACGTTGCCGTCGTCTAACACTGTACCCATGGCGCCACCCTTTGTACCAGGCAGCAGCACGACCGCATGGCGCTCAGGGTCATCTAGTCGAGTGCCATTTTGCAGCAGCCACTTCGCCATGATGCGGCGCGGGAAAGTGTCGTCGGTATAGCGCTCGAAGTACCAAGCAAAATCCGGCGTGTGGTCGTAATAGCCAAGCCGGCGGCGAACCTCGGCAAACAGCAGGCAACAATCGACCGTACCAGAACCATCGCCGGGGTAGGCGCCCCATGCACGCTTCAGGCCAATCAGATCGTTCACCGCAAGTACAGCTCACTGTTTAGAGGCAGCGGGCCAACGTTTTCGCGTGTCAAGGTTCGAGCTGGAAAGGCACTGCCCACGCTGTCAATCGCAGAGCGAAAACGCAGTTCAACAGTGGTTTCGCTGAAGCTGGCGCCAATGCCGATGTAGTAATCCGTCAGCGGCGTCATGATTTGATCGCTGGCATTAAGCCACGCTGTCGTAAACGCCAAGGTGCTCAGGCGATTGCCGTTGGCTTGCTCCACCAGCCGCAACACAACCTCTAAGTTCGGGAACAGTACCTGTAGTGTTTCGTTGTCGCCGTTCAGCGTGGCAAGCGCACCAGATGCCTGGAACGGAGCAAAGCCGTAAGACTCGCTCAGGTACGAACTGCTAGCGCCAACGAAATAATTCTGATAGCGATGCACGACGCCATCAGCAGTGGTCAGCTTGAAATACTGCGCGATGCGGATTTCGCTCATCAGTAATCAAGCTCCCCGGCAAGGCTGATCGTCACCGTGTTGCGTCCCACGTAGACCGAACGCACCTCAGGTGGGCTGGTGTATTCCCACTTGATTTGCGTAGGCGCTTGTATCTTGCTGGTTAGCGTTACATCCATTCCAGCGAATGTTTCGGCGGGCAAAGTAAACCGACTAAAGCCGCCGGATGTGTTGTTGTAATGGTCGATCAGCTGAGATGCTGCTGTGTCGGTGATGTTAGTGAAAGTCAGCTGCAGTTCATAGCCGTAGGCGCGGTTGCCAAACGCTCGCTTGACCGTGGCGCCAGACAAAGCGCGGTAGATCTTTGTAGGGAACTGCCCGAGGCGGAAGTTGCGCTCGGATGGTTTGATGCCTGGGAATTGAGCAGTCATCAGCGGAGACCCACGCGGCTACGGGTGCCAGGGCTTTGTTGCAGTTTATCTAAGGTCATTGTCATCCCTCGTTTTGCACCGTCGCTGGCGGCCTGACGGCGGGTGGCTGCCATGGCTTGCTCCAGTTGGTCGCGGCTGACGTATTCAACCCCGCCAATGTTTCTGGTATGGAAGCTCATGTTGAGCACTGGTGCACCACCTCCGGCTGAACCGGAACCCATGGCAGAGCGCAGGTCGTTGTTTGACATGACGTTGCCGCCTGTGCCGGGCAAGAACAACTCAGGCCCGCGCTCCCCAACGATGTAAGGTTTGCCGCCCGTTACAGGACCACCAGCAGCTCTTGTACCAAAGCCACTGCCAAATCCAAGGAACGACAATGCGCCTTTGCCATCAGTACCAGCAAGTAGGTTTAAGCCAGCCATCATCAATAGACGCCCAACTGCCATCAAGGAATCGCGTAAAACATCGTTCCAGTCTTTTGTTTTGTTGATTAAGTTATCAAAAGCACCTGTCAGCAAATCACCAATGCCGGCGCCGATTGCCGCAAACTGCTGCTCAACAAATTTGGCTTGATCTTGTGCGGCTTTTTGTTCTTTGGTCAGCTTTTGAACTTCTGCAATCTTTCGGCGGATCGCTTCGGCGTCCTGATCGGTCAAAAAGATTCCTTGGGCTTTTAGTTGGTTTTCAATTTCTAGGTATTTGATTGCCGCTTCGCCAGCATCGCCCTTGGCCTGAAGTTTGATCACTTCCATATCCAAGCCGGATAACACATCTTTGATTGCTTGCTGCTCTTGCCTGTATTGAGCTTCTGCTTTGCCAAGTTGTTCAAGCAAGATTTGGTCAATTTCACGCTCAAGATTAACTCGGGCAGATTTTAGGTCTGTGGTTTGTTCATCAAAAGATAACGCGGCATATGCTTTATCTTTAGAGCTTGCAATAATTTGAGCGCGTACCTGTTCTCTACCCGTAATTGTCTTGTCAATAGCATCAATTTGGTATTTGATATTTAGCAACTTAGATGTTGCTTCGACAATGCGTTGCGCTTGCTCAGCATTTGGCTGCTGTGCCGCAACATTTAAGTTGGCCTGAGTTGCAACTTGTAGTCGCGCTTGGGCTTCACGTAATTGACGTTGAATTTCGCCACCAAGTAGATCGTCAACGCTTAATTGCCTACCGCGCTTTTCTTTCTCGGTTCCTCCCAGCAATGCTGGTGTGGCTGGTGTGGCTGTCGGCCTATTCGGCTTTGCGGCTGCAGTTCTACGGCGCAATTCATAATCCGCTCGTTGCTGTTCAATGTTGCGTTGGCGCATTTCATACATCATCCCTTGCTGCGTGAAGGGATTTAGATTCATGGCACGCACTGCGGCATCTGCATTGCGTGCAAATTGAGCCTCTCTTTCTTTGGATCCAGCTTCGTCAAACATGCGCTGAATTGCGCCAATGGCATCAGTTGCCTGATCCATCAGGGATTTAAAGACTGGTGCCAGCGTTTTGCCGATTGTCTGCGCCAGTGTTTGTATTGAGTCCTGCAAAGTGCTAAATTTGCCTTGCAATGTATCACTCTGTGCAATCGCACCATTGGCGTATTTGCCGCCAGCATTTGTCAATCGAATAATTGCAACCTCAACTGCCTCTGCCCCAATGCGGCCTTTTTCCAAAGCTTTCTGGAATTCCTCACCAGAAAGTCCATACATCTTGCGCAGTTCTGTCTGCAGTGCAACGCCACGCTCTTGAAATTGGAGCAGCTCTTCACCTTGCAGCCGCCCTTTGGCTTGCACCTGGCCATAAGCCGTTACCAGGCCCGATAATTCAGCGCCTGTGGCACCGCTGACATCAGCCAGTCGCTTGGTGGTTTCAACGACATTTTCAGCTTCTATGCCAAACGCCTGCAACCGCTTAGCCGAATCAATCAGCTCAGAGCTGGTGAATGGTGTTACAGCCCCAAGTTGCTGCAGGTCTTTAACGATTTGTCCAGCTTTTTCTGCGCTACCTGTTAGCACTTCAAGGCTGCGCGTCTGGCTTTCTAGCTCGGCCGTTTTTGCAAATACAAACTTGGCGGCTTGAATAATAGAAAACGCAGCAGCAAGCTTGCCTATCGCGCTCCCCAGCCCACCTATTGCACGTTCTGTTTGCTGCGACTGCGACTGAACCTCGCGCAGTTTGCTAACCGCGTTGCGGCTGTCGACGTTAATGGCAACGTTGGCGACAACCGACACGACTTACCTACGGCTTTGCTTCATTCTACGATCTTGCTCTTCGTTCTGCAGCTCAAAATAACTAGACCATATCAGCAACTCTTCAAGCGTTACCTCTTGGTTTAATCGCGCCAAGCTATATCCAAGTTCTTTTGCAACGCCAAGCTGCAGCAACAGCAGGTTATCTTTCTTTAACTCAGCCTTTACCGCTTTTCATGTCCAGTTCTTTGTCTTCCTCTGGGTTGGTGATGATGGCGAGCATCATGGCTTGCAGGTCACTGTCAAGCACATCGTTTTTCAGCTCAGCAATTTCACCAGCCTGAAACAACCGCTGGCCGGCATCGTCGGCTGCTTTGGTTACCAGCAGATTCAACGCAAAACCATTGGGGTCATCGCCTCCAGGCATCTTCTGCGCGCGCTCACGTTCTGCCATGGTCAAAGCCGTGGCATAAAACTCAAACGTAGATCCATCATTGAGTGTTACAACACGCTTAATTGGCTGAAGATTGGCTGCTTTTTTGAGCCGTGCCAGCGCAGATGATGCCATGCAATAAATGTGGGTGGCCCCAGCATAAGCCGGGGCTGTTCAGCTATCAAGCAGAAGTGCTGAAGTCAAAAGTGGGCGCACCAGCCGGGCGGAATGTGATCTCCACTTGCTGAGCAT